TCACCGAGCGTCCGTTGACTTGCGTCCAGATGCACCCGACGCTCGACCTCGCCCGCGCACTTGCACCTGACGGTGCAGTGTGTGTTGAGATCGAACAGGTCGGCGAGAACGTGTCGACGTTCCCTGTCCAGACTCTCATCACATTGCTTCCTGGCGATCACGACGAGAAAGGGCAAGTCGTTTCCGCCTGTGTCATCAAGTCGTCAATGGGCATCGCCACCGCAACGAACTCTCACTCATGTGACACGTACCCGGGCGTGTCAGGCAGTGCACTTTACGGGCCGAAGGGTCTCCCGCGAGCCATCCATACTCACGGTGGCCTCGACCGACAACGCAACTACCAGTTGAATCTCGTGCGTCCACTGTACCAATGGATCTTGTCGAATCTCGACCCACGTGCGGTCGTCGGACCGGCTGCTGCCACACCGCCCGAAATCGTCGAGAAATGCGTGACAACGCTTCTAACGACACCGGGCGCCCAGCGCGTGCATCAACGCCCTGGAGTGCCTGACGAGCTCGCGCGTGGGTACGTCGGACACGTTCGTGGTGTCGGATGTACCGCGGGCACACCTACGTATAATCACCGGTTCGAAGAGTTCCTTCGTGAGACCAATCGCGCCGCCCTCGTGCTCGAGATCCAAAACAAGTGGTCGTGCCAGTACACCACTGCCGAATTCAATTACGCCACCGTGTCGACGTTCGTGCGCGACAGATGTGAGGAGATGGTGCCCGAGACCGAACGTGCATGGAATGCAACATTCATGCCGGTGTGTGACTACTTTGCACGCGTCATGGGTGCATCACGCGTACTGTGTTTCGACGAGGCGTGTGAGGTCGTGATGCGCAAGTCACCCGACACTGATCCCGGATACCCATGGAATCTCGCGCACGCGACGAAGTCGCTCGTCATCATTCATCGACGCGCTGAACTCCGTGCACGTATCGAATCGCTTCTGACGCACCCGGTGTACTGGATGTCGCGCGTCAAGAAAGAAGTGCGCAAATTCGGAAAAATGCCGCGGTGCTTCGTCTGCGCACCGCTCGAACATTACATCGCATCACTCATGCTGTTCTCTGATCAGAATGAAAAGATGTACTCTGCCGGCAACCAATGGATACCATGGATCGGTGCGACGCCTTTCTACGGCGGTTGGAATGAAACCGCGCGTTACATGACGAAGTTCGGTGCCCGAATCAACGGAAC